TGTCGCCTGTCGCCTGTCGCCTGCCGGCTAGTCTGCCGGTTCATCACGAGGATATGAAATTCCCTTGTTATATCCCTTCATAGTAATATACTTCAGTTCGCTATTATATACATCCTTCTTTTCAAATTTAAAATTATTAAATATGGCCTCGGCTGCTATAAATTTATTACACTCATATTTCTTATCATATACTATTGTCATATACATATATTTGATTTTGACAACATATTTATCTAAACACTCATTATATAGCTGTGCGCCACCAATTATAAAAGCACTCTCTATTTCCTCGTTTTCCTCTACATATGCAAAGGCATCCTCAATATTCTTAAAAACCTTGATATTATCTTTGGAGTCGCTTACTTCACAAGATATTTTATCGTAATCTGCCGAACTTATTATAATATTTATTCTATCCACAAGAGGCCTCTTGGGCAACGAGTACCAAGTGTTTTTCCCCATTATTACACAATTCCTCTTTTTTTTATCCGTAACTGGCGTAGTAATCCTTTTAAAATGCTTTAACTCTTCGGGAATATGCCAGCACATCTTATTATCATACCCTATCCCATAATTCGTACTTGTAGCAACAATTATATTAATCGCCTTCTTAGAACTCATTAGAATGTAATATATATATAATAGCAATAATCGTTTATATATTACCATTTCAATAATAGAAAAAGAATATTAAATCCCTTGATAGCTATGTAAATACAAGTGGAAACTAATATATTTTCATTACCCCGATTGTCTATAGTTCCTCTCAATTCATTATTAAATACCGAGCAATTCCTCATAGTGTAATGTAATGCTATGTAATACAATTTAATCTTTATATCGCGTATTACTCGGGATTACATTTTATTATAGAGGTCGTTCATAATGTCATATACTCGGTCTTTGTATTCTATTACGCTTTCGCCCTCTTTCTTTTCTACCATATCACATACCTTGATTTTTATTTTATAATTTTGAACCAAGAAGAGTTTTAAACACGAGTGGAGCATAGATTCGCCATTGTCTGAATTGTGATGCAACGAATCATCCTCATATTTTATTACGATAGGCAATATAGGATATCCCTCAACGAATGCACCTTTTCCGCTGAACTCGGTTATATTCCCTGGAATCTTAGCTATATTACCAGAACCGGGAGCTATAAAAACGATGGGGTCGCCAGGCTTACGATTATCTACGCGCTCCTTAATTTTATTGCTCGTTTTCCCTTTTTCTACATATATATTTCCGTATTTCTCATTATTCTCCTCGGTATATCCAAAGATACTATATAGTATTGTTCTTAAAATTACTATATTGCTACGAGGGAAAGCGCTTGCTATTACAAAACCGTCGGCAAGCGTCGTGTGATTAATAGTACATATAAACTTCTTGTCGCTGTATAAATACTCCATATATTTAATGTAATCTGCTTTTGATATATCAATATTAAAAGACAAGATAAACATAATGAACTTGCCGAAAATTAATATGACAGACATTATACTGCTCTCATCTCTTATGAAATGCAAAACAATATTTGATAATCTCAATAATAATAGTAAAAATATTACCCTGAATGGAACTAGAATATATAATATTATTGTTTTTATTAAATTGATAATAGCATTTATTTTATCGTTCATTTTATTAATTATACACATTAATTATTACATTATTATCACGCATATCCACGCGAGCTAAGCGCGAGCTAAGCGCAAGCTAAGCGCAAGCTCTATACGTGGTTTTTATACATTAATGTAGTATATTTAGGGATGTCAATATTATAATATTCTTTATTGGCATATTTATTGTTTTTAATCCATATCCTCGCTATATAATATAATTTCTTGGGGCTTATTGAGACGCCGTTAATATTATTCATTACATCATCGCTTGTTCCTATCGTTTCTCCCAAAATACTCGCACACAATTCAAAGAACTTTTTCTCAAAATCTTCCGGTGATATTTTGAATGACAAGCATCCGCCATTAATATTGAGCTCATCCTCGTATCTCGGAATAATATCGGCTCTCATTATAAAAAACATTCCTTTCTTGAAAAGCTCCTTATATCCCTTGAAATATCTCGCATAATCTTCAACTGTTGATATCTGCCCTATAATCTTATAACTTTTATCATCCCAATTAATATCATAGGGATCGTGAAAATATATAGACCAACAATCATTTAAAAAATTACCATTATTAGTGTTCATATTATATAAAATATATGTTGATAATTCTTATATATTAGGATTGAAAGATAATAATATCTAATATATCATATATCTCTGATAATTATCATAGCTATTATTATAATCTACAGAGTGTATAATGTGCCATACTGCCAATATCTATTTATTTTTCAAAGAAATGCCGAACAATATCAGCACCAACTTCATTCTTTTTACTTATAATATTATTTTATTCAATAGAATACATTTGTTCTAAAATGTTAAAAAATACATAAAAATTGATTAGCTTATTTAAATAAATAAGCTGTCCTATATCAAAAAGAATGATTTTCGATATTACATAGAATAGTATCGTAATATCAAAATCATTAAAGTAGATTTAATTGCAATTATTGGAGGCTCAAATAGTATCGGGAGCTATCGCATTATATATCAGAAGGCTAATGCCGAGAACCGCAAGGGGAATCGCTGATATATAGTGTAGTTAATTGTAATTAAGTTTATTTTTTAATTTTACGCATTACATATGGATAAAAATGTTCTAAAAATATACAAAGACTCTAAAAATTGATAAGCCGACTAAGAATATTTATTGCCCGCAAAACAGATTGAGCCACCCGAAAAGCCTTAAAAAGCCTTCCGTTGCTCTTCTCTGTTTCAAAAGCAAGCCGCCAAGCCGCCAAGCCACCAAGCCGCCAAGAGCTACCGCTCACAAAACCGAGTACCAAAAGAATGCTTTACACTTGCTATGATTATCACAGCAACCGCAATCCCGATTGCCTAATCTTTATGACAGATAAGGGCATCATAAATGTTTATGATAATCCAACTTATGATTACGCACATAGGTTGTTTGTTATGACAGAAGAAAAGATGAAAGAATATCCCGATTTGTACGAAAAATATAAGATTAGTATGATGCTTACTGAGGATGCTACGAAGCTATCTGAAGATGAGCACGGATACTATATTAGCAAAAAAACTATCTGGAAAAACCTTTATATCACCCAAACCTATAATAGTGAATCTTATATGTCGCAATATCCGTCTATGTGCTATAAATTATCAGAGGATTCTCATATTCGCGATAACATGCATATTATTGAGGATATCGTAATGATAAGAGAAAGATTAATTAACAACGATATGATTAACAGATTAATCCTCAATGAATCAAAAAGTATTGATGAAGATTTATGCGATATAGAGCGAGAAATTAAAAAGATGAAAGTTGTATCGCAATATATTCCAAAGATTGTTCCAGAAAACTTTCCAGAAGATTTGAAGAACACTATCCTATCTCATATATATGTATTCTAATCGCTACCAGCCAGCCTGAGATATCTATGATATCTATATGTATATATATTTTTGTATTTTGTTTTTTATTATAGAGATAAAAGATGTTCTAAAAAATATAATCAGGCTATAAAAATTGATTAATTGATAAGAAAAAATATTGAGCTGATTGAAAAGCCCCCAAAAACAAGTTTTGCGAGCCAGACCAACCAAACCAAGAACCCTGCCTTATATCATAGCATTTTATTGAGTAGTTTTTAGAATGCTTTACACTTGCTATGATTATAGCTGCAGATATAATAAGTTTTGCCTAATCTTCATAAGAGATAAGGATATCATAAATATATCTGTAAGCTATTATGACGACGAAGAATGCTGGCTGTTTCTTGTTATGACAGAAGAAATGATGAAGGAATATCCCGCTTTGTACAAAAAATATATGATTAGTATTATGTTCACAGAAGATCCCTCGCGGCTATCTGTGAAAGAAAACATATACTCTATTAGAAAAAGAACAATCTGCGAAAACCGTTACATTACAAAAGGTTACAATAGCAAAAACACATATATGCTCAAATACCCCGTTATGTCATACGAACTGTCAGATGAAGCAATCATTCTCTATAATACGCGGATTATTAAGCGTTTTACAATGCCACCAGATAGATTGATTGACGAATTGATAGAAGAAGAATCAAAAAAAATCGAGGAGGATTTATGCTTCGTGGAAAATGAAGTTAAAATGGCGAAGATAACCTCTCTATATATCAACAAGATAGTTCCAGAAAACTTCCCCGATGATTTGTGTAATATTATTGTGGCCAATGTAATATGTTGCTGAATTGCCTCATTCTCTGAGTTTTACATATAGTTTCTTCTGTATATCAATATATATCATTGTATTTTTTTGGTGTAATATAAATTTTCTTTATATAACTATATCCGGCACATACCATACATTCTCTCTCATAATCTCCATAATCTCCATAATCTCCATAATCTCCATAATCTTCGTAATCGTATCCTTCTGGTTCAAACTCTGTTTCCATCATATAACGAGGGGCGGACATAGTATATTGGCAGAGGACGAGCGATGGAGCTTTGATTATATTGGGATATGCTGTAATGTCAATTTTTATTATTTATATTAGCTGCATTAGCTGCATTAGCTGCATATAAGAATAATACGCATTATATATCATAATATTATGTTCAGGTATTTCATTCTTGCATCTATATTGTACTGCACAGATGGCTTCTTTATTTCAACATCAAAGTGTCCATCAAATATCTTATATAGTCGCTCAAAAACCCTTATGCTATCCAATAAGGACTGCGGAAGCGGTGGAAGTGGCGGTGCTAAAGATAAGGATATAAATGTCAATGCCTTTAATAATATTGATGTTGATAAATCGGGGAAGCTGGATATTTCTGAACTGGAGTTTTATTATGGAAAAAATAATTATATGGATATCGCCGATGTTAATAATGATAGCGAGATTGATTACTTGGAGTTTGATAGGTTGAGTAATATTAAAAAGTTCGGGGCGCGGAATGGCGGGAATCTGTTTGTTAGGAATGCCATCAATTTCGGGCTCCTTGACAAGAACTCTATTTTAGCCGACGGTGAAGCTTCAGTATTCATTGGCAATAAGGGATTTGACCCGCTAAATTGTTCTACAAGCATTAGTACTCTGCGAAGATACCGCGAAGCTGAGATTAAGCACGGACGCCTTGCTATGTTGGGAAGCGTGGGATGGCCTTTGGCTGAACTTTATCACCCGTACCTTTCTAAAATTATGAATGGCAATAATTTGCTCACTGTTAGTGGCAAAGTTCCTTCGCTGTTGAATGGAGGGCTTGACAAAATTAATCCGGCTTTTTTTATGATAATGATTATATTTGCAACAACCTTAGAATCTGTCAGTATTGCCAAGAATTATGAAATTGAAAGTATTCCCGGAGATTTGGGATTTGACCCGCTAAATATTTATACTACAAATAATGTTAAAAATAAGCGCGAGCTGGAATTGAAAGAGTTGAATAACGGGCGTATTGCTATGCTCGCGATTACTTATTTTGCTATCAACGAATTCATTACAGACACTCCGATTGCAAACTCATTCGCCCCTCTATATTACAAACTCATCGGCCAATATTAAGATGTCAGGCTCCTCTCGCTCCTGCGTTAGTTTATTTTTCTTCAAAACTTTTCTCTTATTATAATAAATGGAGAATAAGGTTAGCTATTACAAAATAATTGATGGATTAAACTTTGATGCCGGGCTATTAAGTATGGCTGATGAGCTAATAAAAGGGCAAGGCGATGGAAGAATATCCATAGATGATTCCAATAAATTGCTTGTCAAGATATTTGACGGCGGCACTATTACTAAGGTTGAATGCCGAACCATCTTATATATATTGAAGAACTATAAATTGACCCACGAGGCCTCGCAAAACTTCTTAGAAAAACTTATTAAATATGAATGATAATGATGTGGCGACTAATTTACAAAAATTGATTTTATTTTGATTTATTTTTATTGAACAAAATGCCTATGAATATTCAAGATATACCTATTGTTTTGTCCTATGATTCAATTGTTATTGTGCCAGTAAAAAGAAAGAAACTGTGTACTCTAAAAAAATTGCCAGAAGAGATTTCTATAAGCGCTCTCGCCCTTATCTCGCGATATCTAAGAAAAAACTAACTGGAATTAGCGGAGATCATATAAATATTTCAAATCATTTAGGATATATATTGCGAATAAACTATTTGTGTAATAGGAGTTCGGTAGGAATAGCAAATAGCAGTAATATATATAGTATATTTGGAGGGAATATATGACATAGTAAAAGCGGATATCGCGCTTTAACGCGATATGCTTGCAATTTTCAGGAGCCAAAGTAGTTTTTCGCAGATAATGAATAGCCAAGCAACCGAGAAGAAACACATTATAATGCGTCATATATCCTATGTAATACAAGAAACACACAAAGGATATATTATTATATCCGATATAATATTCAATATTGTGAAATATCTGCGTGCTTACTATCATAGAATATACTAAATATTTTTTGTATTTCTCGTCGGCATTTTCGGCATCTAATGTATATAGAAATAGATTCCTGAAATTGCGATTATAGTGTATAGATAATCGGCTTAATGTTTTGCCGAAATAATACGCCCACCACGGATAAACACAATAATGTATCTTCAATACTACGCGATGTCCGTCAATCGCATTAGCGGTTTTATTATAGATGTAATGACATTCGCGATGAAAATCAAATGCTACGGCATCTCCTTTGGCAACTGTCGTATCTTCGGGTATCATATTGAAACAAGTTATTACGTTGCTATTATCGTCAAGACCCAGAATAACGCGATAACAAGAAGCAAATGGGAATAAATAATAAGGACCATCAATATGCTTAGTATAAAATATTTTATCTGATGTAGTATGTGAATCTTTTTGCGGAGCTGATACATATATCTCATTCATATCATTTATTATATCAACATTGCATTTCGTATTTTTCACAAGCATATCAAGAATATTTTGATTCCTCGCTATCTTAGAATATAATAAGGATATGTCAGCCGGAAGCTCGCTATACCACCAATGCGAAGAATTATCATTTGCGGGATTTTGCGATATCACCCAATCACGTAGCCTATCTATATCTATATAATTGCTAACTTTGCATTTATACACTCTGTTTTTTTGATGCTTAAAAGGTAAATAAATAAACATTATTATCTTATATAATAATCTATAATAATTTATAATCTATCTATAATCTATCTATAATCTATTTATAATAATATATTATCTATTTATTATCTATAATAATATCTTATCAATCAATAGCTTAAAATATGAATATATATATGCTTCTTGTTACTCTAATAATATTGACATCTTTTCTAATAGCCGTGTATTTAGGGAAATACTGTGCAAGTATTCCGGCTCTCGTAGTATTTATTACATCAGTTTATTTCTGGTCTAATCCAGAAGATAAGACGATGATGTATATTGATATTATAACAGTTCAAATAGCGATGTATTTTTCAATCTTTTACGCATATTCATATATGGATTCCAAAAAGTTCAGGACATATATAAGTATTCTGGCTGTCGGCCTAATATATTACCTATTTGCCATATTAATCTGGAACCTGAACCCATATATAACAGAAGAAAACGCAGACTTTTACAAAACAATCACATTAATGCTACACAGTATGGGAACGCTTATCGCAAATTACTCAAATGTTTTTATGTATCTGACAGTACTATGAGCGCAAAAATTGACATACATTTTTATTTATAATATATATAAATGACGAGTTATATAGATACTTTGCCTAGCGATATAATTGAGAAAATTATAGAGGATACTCTTGATGCTCACGAAAAAACCATAGAAAAAATAGAGAATATGACTTGCATTATTAAGCGTAAAATACAGGGCAGTTTTGATAGCGACGGTGGATTGAATATAAATAAAACACAGCACGGATATTTTTTATCATTCGGTAATATCAGAAATAA